GGCCCATTTGGGCTCAACACAATAACTAAAACCCTAGTTATATCATTGATGATTTATTAATGACCTAAAAGGTAAGTTAGAGTCTAGAGCTTAGCTCACAGAAATGTAGTTAAACCTAATCTAACGGGTGGCACCTTTATTTAACTGAGCCCCTCGAAAGGGGAAGAGCTAAATTGGAGTGCTTTGCCATAAATTTTTCTAATATTCAATTCATACATAAAATAAAAAATGTTAAAATCTTTTAAATTATATACAAAGAGAGTAGTAGATAAACTAAGTAAAGCGCCTTCAATGTTATCGCTGCACAATTCGAAAGAATTGCGCTCCATTTTAAACCTGCATGCTTGGAAACTTCTAAGTATCGCTACTAATAAAATGAAAGTAAGCACTCGATTGAGAAGATTTAATAAATTTCTAGATTTAATACTAAAAGCTTATAAACATCATGGGGCTACATATGTAGTTAAGTGGCTTAAAGCCTCTCATGTTTGTGTACAGCGAAAACTTTCCTCTAAACCTATGACTTCTCTAAGAGAACTTGAGAAAGATTTACCTTTACCAAGACTTATTAATGGTTTACCAACTTTTATAGGACCAATGGACCGAAAGGCCATACGGGCAAAGCACCCGGGTACTATAAGATTATGGTTAACTATCTTAAGTTTATACAGAGTTTTAGAAGCTCCGTGTAAACCTAATTTAGAAACTATTACTAATCCAAGTAAAAGTGATCCTTCAAAAGAGAAAATTCTTCTTTGGGAAATTAAAGACGTAATCAGTTTTAATAAAATGATTCGTAATATAGATGCTTTAAAAGCGACTAAGGTTCATAGAACTCTTAAATCGGGACCTAATAATAGCGTATCATATCTCAGTGTAATAACTGATGCTATGGCTATTTATCAGGATAAAGCTATATTTACAGCATTTTGTAATTACTGCGTCCAAACTTCTTCAGATGATTTTTCATTATTCCTTAGAAAAGTGATGGCATTCGCTATTAAAGCGCAATCTAAATTCGGTGATTCTGTTTTCAGAAAAGCTAAAAGTGTGAAAACTTTAGCAGATTTAAGAACAGGAAAACTTGCATTTAAGATTGAACCAGCTGGTAAGGTTAGAACATTTGCTCTTGTAGACATTTGGACTCAATCATTGTTAGCTCCTTTACATAAAGATTTATTCAATATGTTAAAAGATCTACCTAATGACGGAACTTTCGATCAAGACGCATCTTTTGCAAGATGTATCGAGAAAGCCAAATTATACAATTGTGCATTTGCTTATGACTTATCATCTGCAACTGATCGTTTACCTTTAACTATTCAAAAAGGGATTATAAATTTATTATATAATCATCCTTTCCTGGGTAATTATTGGGGAGATCTATTGGTTAATAGAAAATACATCGTAAGGTCAGAGTTATTTCCGGATTTACAAAATAAAGAGTTTACTTATGCTACAGGGCAACCCATGGGATGTTTATCTTCATGGGCAATGCTTGCTGTTACTCATCATTTTATTATGCAAACTTGTGCTTTCCGTGTATACGGAAGTAGAAAATGGTATGATAAATATGAAGTACTAGGTGATGATATCGTTATCTTTGATAAAGATGTCGCACTGCAATACTTAGCCTTAATGGCAGAGTTAGACGTAGGAATAAACTTGTCAAAATCACTTCAAGCTGAGGATTTACAATCTTTAGAGTTTGCAAAACGTACAGCTATCGATGGTTATGATGTTTCTGGACTAAGTTGGAAACAACTTATTTCGGGAAATAATGATCAAGGTAGAACAAATTTTGCTCTTGCAATGATTAAGAAAGGTTTTATATCTACAAACAACATGCTAATTAAAGCGATGAGTAGTAGTCGTTATTATTCATTTAAAGATTTGTTCAAAAATGGCACAAGCCATTTTCGGACAAAAATTGAAAATGGATTAATAAATATTTTGGGTTCTTTTGCAGAAAATGCAAAATTACCGCTAAATTCTGTAGTATCGTTGTTAATCGATCCTCATAAAGAGGTGAGATACTTTGCTGATGAAGCAAAGCCTCCTGTTTTAACAATGTTACAGTTGATTTTAAAAGTAAATAAGGATAATAATACTTCTTTAGAAGAATTAATTCCTCATTATTCAAAAAGAATAGAGTCTGTGACTTTCAACTATATGATTGAAAATCTTGCAAACAATATTTATTTTGATTGTTTGGATAGATGGAGTGTATTCTTGGCATCTTATGAAGATAAAATGCTTAGAATAATGCTTGAGTTCGTAGAACCTAAGCACGCTTATTTATTCGAATTAGATAGTGAGTTATATAAAGACTTAAGATGGATTACAGAACGTATTGTCCTAGGACACGACGATCCTGCATTCTTGACTTATGCTTTAGATACTTACTCCTTCAAAGTACAAAACAGTACCGCTGGGCCAAAATGGCAAGCTGGTGATGTAGTGTTCTCTGATGAATCACATTTAAATTACGATTTGGAAGCTTCCACTCATTACGCTGAATTAGTAGATAATTTTATCTCTAAATTTGATTTTGAGACAATTGAAACTAATATTAGAAGTCCTTCTGACTTACCACGAATTATAAGATCAGTTATTAAATCTGAAGAAGATTTAATAGAAGATCAATTCAGTTAAGGCTTAAGGAAAACAAATTACTATTAAATAGAAATTTATTATTAATCTTCAACAAGTTGATGCTTACCGTTAACAAAGAACGTTATCTTTACCTTATCTATATACATATCTTACTAATAATTATCTTGAACAGGTGAAATTCCTGCTATTGATAACTTATAATAATAATATATTTTCCAAGGAACGTTGGGAAAAAGTCTTCGGACGAACTTAATAAATATAAAAGTTTATATTATTCTTTTAAATAAGAAATTATAAGTTTATCTCTAAACAATTTAATCCATTAGCTCTTTGGGTATAAATAATATAATTATTTATATTAAGATGTTGGTGTGGATAGCTTTTCTTCGGAAAAGCGGCGCTAGCACCGTACTGCTTTGTATTAACC